TTGGAAGATCATCGTGTTCTTTGGCTAAAACGTGCGTTGGTTTATTTGAACCAACATGAGGATCAATATATCTTTTTTTATGATCCTCACCCGTTGCACCGGATGCATTTAAAACTCCACGACCTTCAATAATGTATTTACGAAATGGAATCATTTTCTCACCTTTAACAAATTCTGTTTAGCAAACTCAGCACGATTAACCAACTTAGTAGGTTCTTCTTTACCGCCTTCTGGTTTGTGGTTCACTACAAAACCCTCAGGTTTAGATTTCTTACCATCAATATGGTGGTGATATCTACCTTCATGAGTTTCTAATGAGTTAACCAAAGAGTTTTTAGCCTGATGTAAATGATGGTGCATGGAGAATAGATTGCCGTAATGTTCTTTATGCTTTTCTACATGAGCAATCTGTTTCTTGCCTTCACCAGTTTTTTCTGTTTTAGATTTTTCTGTTGAAACTTTAGAAGCTAACTTTTCATGAACATCATGTAAGTGTTGTTTAAATCCTTTGACACTAGGAACTTCATCATGCCTTACTGTTTTGTTTATGTATGTTGATAGGTGGCCAGATTCTCCACTATGTTTTGGATGAACGGCATCATACATTTTGTGGCCATGTGTATCATGGATTTCTTTGGCGGCTGTCATATGTTTTTGAAAGTGTTTCTCATTCTCAGGCGAATGCTTTACTTTACTTGTGTCATGTTCAGCACCGTGTAAATGGACATCCGGATGTTCTTTAAACTTACTCATATCTGGATGAGGAGAAACGGACATATGGCCGATGTCGGATCCGTGGTATTGTTGGTGTACCACCACACCAACCTTGGATTTCTTAATCTTATCAGCTTCACCTTTTTCTTTAGGAGTATAGGTGATTGTGTTAGGTGTAAATGACACCTTAGAATCTTTGGCTTCTACAATATAACCCTCATGGAGAGTTTTGGTGTCGGCGTGGTGCATCAAATCACCTTGGTATACACCAGTTTTTGGTGTTACTTTAGGTAGATGCTTTAAAGCGTGTTTGAGTGTTTTCACTAAACCTGGTGCGTGTCCGTGGTTCTTTTCAATATCTTTATCTGTATGATTGATCTTAGGGTTCTTATTGAAGGCCGACTTCGTGGCCACAAAGAATTTACCATTTTTAGGATGATGACCAAAAACGATTGATGGAGAACCATCATATTTCATCGTCAGGTTACTATTTTGATGTCCAGCAGTAATATGTGCATGAGCTTGATTTAAAGCACCAAAAGCGTGTTCAAAACCTTTGTGGCCATGCATCAAAGGACGATCTTCAGCATGATGTATATGCTTCAAGCTCGAAGCTTCTTCAGATTCTTCTTTTAAAAAGGTTACAAACGATTTCATTGATTATCTTTCTGGACTTGCAACACACTTTGGTTACCGGTTTACTTATTTATACAACATTCAACCTTTCGGTGTAACAACTTAGAAAGATTGGCTTCGATACATAGTGTCGAAAATATTGGATTTAAAACTTGGATCCTTCGAAATCCAACCAATAGGTGTTTATTTGACCTTTACCACGCAATGCATAGAATGGTAAAGTATGCATTAAACCTCTACTGGAGTTATAGTATATCAAATTTTTAGGGCTTTCGTCAAGTGCCCAAGCAAAATGTGTTGTTCCTGTGTCACCACCTACGAATGTTTCCGAGGTCATAATGTGGTAAATATTGGTTAGAAAGTCGGTGCTGGTTTTCCATCCATCGACCTGTATATCCGTTGGATGACAAATGATCTTTTCGTGGTCCATATATTCTTCGGAACTATATTGTTGAAGTATCGATTCGAATACTGGCTTTGGCCAATTTCGGTAAGTATTGTAAGGTGCGTCAAGTAAAGGACAAACAACAATCTTCTTTTGCATCTTTTCTTTATTTGGTATTTTTACCAAATCTCCAGAGATATCTCTAAAGTCCCAAAGATTTACGTTTTTCCAATTTAACTTTTCTGTACCAGGTTGTGCTGAGAAGTAATCAGTATTTAAAATCATCCATCGATGAAAATCCCTAACATATTCAGCTGGACTTAAACCGTCCATCAAAATGTGGAATTTTAAATTTGGATTATCTTTTCTGAGGTATTCAACAACATTAGCAATAGCAACCAAATCGCCATTGCGAATACAATTGCCGAATACTCCACATTCGATATTGAGAATCATATTACCAAATCTTTTACATACACCAATTTTGCATTACGGTCACCGTAGTAATGTCGTTTGAAATCAAATTCAACACCATGGCCATCCCAAATTCTCATATCTTCATCCCAACAAACAATCGTTTCTTTGTGCATTAAGTCAGCAATGATACCGATGCCTGTAAATGTGGTGATAAAAGGTTTAGGACTATTCTTAATGAGATTTAGATTATACATGATTGGTTTTGTATAGTCAAGATAAAACACTTCATTGGGATCAAGATTTGTTCCACCTTCGACCACATTTGTATTTCTTCGTGTATCTATATTAGGATCTTGTTTTGATGACCATCGATCACCAATGATTGTTTTAGTGATAGTTTCAATTTCAGCATCAACCATTGGATCAACTTCAATTTCAAAATCATCATCAACTTGAAATTCTAATTGATAGTTATCACGAACCCAATTCTCATATCGGCAAGTTTCAATTGGCCGATCTGCTGCTTCTTGGTCCATGCGAGTCCATGAACTAATTGTTAATATATCCCCATAATTAAACACCTCATCATGAAAATATACTTCACTAAACATGGGTTGATATTTTAAAAACTGTTTGATACCGGCAAATTTTCTCATTTCTGGCCGAATAAACAATTCAATCTTTTGGTCAAAACGTTTTGATATTCCTGAGATCACAGGTAAAGCGTTACAGAAATCGCCTAAGTTGGCGGTGCAATCAATCCTCAGCTTCATTAAAACTCCTAAATGCAATAAACCAATCTTGGTCATTAACTCGATGTAATTCAAAAAATTCAGGCTTTTGTAAATATGACATCAACAATAATGTTTGATCATCATCGACTAAATCATTCTTAAACAATTCATTTAGGCTGTGATGAACCAATCCTTCTAATACTGGCCACATCTCTCTACCCGCAACAATGCAAGGACCTGTGATGTGGACATCATTATTTGATATCACATCTTGAATGATTGTTCCATCAACCCACTCTTTAATATTGAAAAGGTGTATTTTGTTTTTATCAAAAGGATATTGCCATCTTTTGTTTCCACCTAAAGTGGTTTCATCACGGCAATAACCAAAGTCCAACCAAGCAACCAAATCGGTTTCGATGGCGTTTGATTGTAAGGCACGATTAACAAAAGCAGATTTTAAAGCATTGACGAGAACGTAGTCAGCATTCCAATATTCTGGATTTTTTACTTGCATGGGATTTATTTTGGCTTGATATTCCGGGTTCGTTTGAACTTTTTTGATTTCTTCTCTAAGCAGTTTGAAGCTTTCGGGAAAATCAAGCGTAAGGATTTCGGTTGGTCGATCTTGGCGGAGAAACTTAATCTCATCGACCATATCTTTTGATGTATATACCACCATATCGTTTTCAAGTTTAGCCATGTGACTAAATCTTTCTAGATAGGTTTCATTTGTTCTTTGTAGGTAATGTGGCAATCCTTTATCGGGACTCCATTCTCCACGGCCAATGTCAAAGAAAGCTGTTACAATTGTAATATCATTCATAATAATACTTTTTATAGTTGTTAATAATTTCAATTTCAGGTGGTTGATTACTTATAAAGGTTTCATAATCAAATCCTGGTTGATGATTGTGTGTATCTGCACGATGTGGATTAACTGAATAATTTTTACCAGCCAAGAAGTAATATACATTCATGAAACAATCAATATAACCAATCGTTGGATAAACCATTTGTATCATTTCAAAGTATTTTTTAAACCATGCAATGTTACTATCATAATGTTCTAAGAAGGTCGACACTTTAAATATTGAACCGCCACCAGCACCATATTGTGTGAATGTTGGTCGTTTGCCACAATGTATTTCAATCATTTCAATTACAGTTTCGGGAATATGATTGCCAATCTTTGTATCAGCACAAGCGTGTTCCCAACACTCATCAATCGTAATAGGTTTAATTATCAATACATCATCTTCAACCATCAT